CGGAGACATGATCATCAGACATTTGCTTCAATTGAAGACGAACAGGAAGCAATGCGGTATCAATTTAGTAGATTGGTTTCCTATTTAGATTGTTTACCAGTTACATTTTTATCAATTGACGGAATCGAAGCTGATGATACTATTACTTATATTTCAGAAATGTATAATGATACTAGTAAACGTATTACAATTGTAAGTACAGATCGAGATTTTTATCAACTAGTTAATGATAAGGTGCAAATTTGGAGTCCTATCAAAAAACAAATGTATACAGTTGAAACTGTTATTAATGAATTTGGTGTACACCCAAATAATTATGTAGTATACCGATCATTTACGGGCGACAAATCAGATAATATACCTGGGATATCTGGGATTGGTCCGAAAACAATATTAAAACTATTACCAGAATTAACAGATCCAGCTGGATTTGGAATAGATCAAGTAATTGAAAAATCAACTCGGTTATTAACCGAATCTACAAAATATAAAACAATCTCCAATAATAAAGAAATATTATATAAAAATTTCTTGTTAATGAATTTGAAAGAACTAGATATTCCAGCCCAGAATAAATCTAACATACGAAAAATAGTCGAATCTGAAATTCCAATGTTAAATAAAAATGAATTTCGAAAATTGTTTATGGAAGATAAAATGTGGACGACAATGAAAAATTTACCAGATTGGTTGAATACTACTTGGTTATCATTAAATGCGTTTGCACAACAAACAACTAATTTGGATTAATAAAATTTTATTAATATAATATCAATATGACATCATCAGATAAACTTACGGAATACGGGTGGAGCTTTCAGGTTAAAGCAATTGCGGCTATGTTTTCAGATAGAGGATTTATGCAACAAATAGCTGATATAATTCAGCCAGAATATTTTGAATCTGATGCTAATATATGGGTTCTAGAAATAATACTAGACCACTTTAAAAAATATAAAACACCGCCAACTAAAGACGTTTTAAAAGTTAAAATAACAGATGTAACCGACGAAGTATTGAAAGTTGCAATATTAGAGCAATTAAAAGAAATATTTCGTTATATAGAATCAGACGATTTAAAATTTGTTAAAGATGAAATACTTACTTTTTGTAAGAATCAAGAAATAAAACGAGCGATAACAGAATCAGTTCAGTTGTTATCGATCGGGAACTTTGACGCAATTAAAACAACAATTGACAATGCAATGAAAGCTGGTGCTGATACTGATGTTGGTTTAGATTATAAAAAGGATATTGCTATAAGATATACAACAGCTGCTCGTGACACTATTACTACCGGGTGGGATGTAGTTGATGATTTAATGGATGGTGGATTAGCAAAAGGCGAATTAGGGGTAGTAATGGCACCAGCTGGTATTGGAAAATCATGGCTGTTAATCAATATCGGCCGAAATGCGTTGAAAGTTGGCAAAACTGTAGTACATTATACATTAGAATTAAATCAGGATTATGTTGGTCAAAGATATGACTCGGTATTAACAGGTATAGGCGCACAGGAGTTAAAACATCATATTTCTGATATAGAAAAAACTATAGAAAAAACACCAGGTACCTTAATTATAAAACATTTTCCAACTAAATCGATCGGTGTGATGGGACTTAAAGCTCATTTAGAAAAAATAATAATGCTAGGAACAGCGCCAGATTTGGTAATCGTCGACTACGGGGATCTGTTAAAAATAAATACTAAGAAAGATAAACACGAGGCACTAGAAGAATTATACGAAGACCTACGAGGAATGGCTGGAGAGTATAACGTTCCTGTTTGGACGGCATCGCAAGCTAGTAGATCTGCACTGGAAGATGATATTATCGAAGCAGATAAAATTGCATCATCATACGGTAAAGTTATGGTTGCTGATTTCTTGATGTCATTATCAAGAAAAGTAGAAGATAAATTGTCTGGAACTGGTAGGGGACATGTAATTAAAAATAGATTTGGCCCAGATGGTATTACATTACCCAGTAAAATTAACACAAATAACGGCCAATTTCAGTTTTTTGAACCACAGACCACTCAAGGTAGACAAACAACTCAAACAATGAAAACCGGAGAAACTCTAGTTAAGAAAAATTTAGCACAAAAATTTAAAGATCTAGGTGGATCATTAGGATAGTACTATATTTATTAATACAGAAATGGGTCGGGCAAACACTCGACCTTTTTTTATCTACGAACATTTAATTTAAACAAAGGAAATATGGAAATTTCAAATCAAATTCTAAGTGAAATTACAGTACACATGAAATACTCAAAATATCTTCCCAACCACAATCGACGGGAATCATGGGACGAGTTAGTTACAAGAAATAAACAAATGCACATTAAAAAATATCCGCATTTAACGGATGAAATTGAGAATGCATATAAATACGTTTACGATAAAAAAGTATTACCATCAATGAGAAGTTTACAGTTTGGTGGAAAACCTATTGAAATTTCTCCTAATCGAATTTATAACTGTGCATATTTACCAATCGATGATTATAGAGCGTTTGGCGAAACAATGTTTTTATTATTAGGTGGCACTGGGGTAGGATATTCAGTGCAAAAACATCATATAGAAAAACTACCAGAAATTCATAAACCAAATCCAAATAGGAATCGGCGTTATTTAATTACCGATTCAATCGAAGGATGGGCTGATGCCGTTAAGGTATTAGTTAAGTCATATTTTATTGGAGGAAGTACATTTGTGTTTGATTTTTCTGATATTCGACAAAAAGGCGCGCGACTTGTTACATCTGGAGGAAAGGCACCGGGCCCACAACCACTTAAAGAATGTTTGATTAAGTTAGCAGGTATTCTGGATGCTAAAAATGATGGTGATAGATTGTCTACGATCGAAGTTCATGATATGGTATGTCATATTGCAGATGCGGTGTTAGCCGGCGGTATTCGTAGAGCGGCATTGATTAGTTTGTTCTCCGCAGATGATGAAGAAATGATTGCGTGCAAATCAGGCAATTGGTGGGAAACAAATCCACAAAGAGGTCGTGCTAATAATTCTGCTACATTGATGCGTCATAAATTAACCAAAGAATTCTTTATGGATTTATGGAAACGTGTTGAGTTATCGGGGGCAGGCGAACCGGGTATCTATTTAACCAATGATAAAGATTGGGGAACGAATCCATGTTGTGAGATTGCACTTAGACCATTTCAATTCTGTAATCTATGCGAAGTTAATGCATCTGACATTGAATCTCAAGAAGATTATGAAGCCCGTGTTAAAGCTGCTGCATTTATTGGAACGCTTCAAGCCGGATATACAAATTTTCATTATTTGAGACCAGTTTGGCAACGAACAACTGAAAAAGATGCGTTAATTGGGGTATCGATGACGGGTATTGGATCTGGGACGGTGTTAGGATTTGATATGAAATCTGCTGCAAAAACGGTTAAACAAGAAAATGCGAGGGTAGCTGAGTTAATTGGTATCAATAAATCAGCAAGAACCACAACAGTTAAACCCGCAGGAACAACATCCCTTACTTTGGGTACTAGTTCAGGAATACATGCTTGGCACAATGATTATTATATCCGTCGTATTAGAGTAGGAAAGAATGAATCAATTTATTCATATTTAGCAGCTAACAACCCAGAGTTAGTACAAGATGAATATTTCCGTCCACATGACACGGCAGTAATTTCAATTCCGCAAAAAGCACCGGATGGGGCAATTATGCGAACAGAGTCCCCGTTCCAATTGTTAGATCGTATTAAAAAAGTGCATTTGGAATGGGTTAAACCAGGACATAGAAACGGAAACAATACACATAATGTATCAGCAACAGTATCTTTGAAACCAGACGAATGGGAATTGGCAGGAGAATGGATGTGGGAAAATCGAGAACATTACAATGGATTATCAGTACTGCCCTATTCAGACCATACTTATATGCAGGCTCCATTTGAAGATTGTACTAAAGAAGTATATGAAGAAATGTTTAAGTCACTAGTGTCAATTGATTTATCAAAAGTTATTGAATTAGATGACAATACAGATCGGGCCGGTGAATTAGCGTGTGCAGGTGGAGCGTGTGAGATTGCTTAATTTCGCAGGCGCCTTATATTTATTAATATGATACGATTAAAAGACATATTGAAAGAGTCTCGTATTGATAACAATTTTCAATCTGAATTAATTGCCAGGATAAATGATGAGTATAGAGAAGATTACAAATCATTAACTCCACAAGAAATTAACAATGGTTATTGTGATATATGGGCATCATTATTCATGGAACGGTTTGGAGGAGATCATCAATGGTCTTTTGACTTTCCAAATGACCCAAGTGGACATTCATGGGTAAAGTTAGGAAATAAATTTTATGATGCTGAAATGCTAAATGGTACTACTGAGTTAACAAATTTACCATTTTTTCAACGATTTATAAAAAAATATGGCACTGCGTGGCTGGATGCCGAATTTTACACTAATATTCAAAAAACAAAATACGATGCATCTGGAATAGATACTCCATGTAATCCAACCATGTAATATTTTACATAAATCTTTGAATTTTAAATAAAATTTTTTATATTATAAAAAGAAAACAAGTTATAACAGACAAACAAACAAAAACAATTATTAACAAACAAAAACAAACAATTATGAACAAACAAGAGTTATTTGAAACAATGTCAAATTTATGGAATGAGTTTGAAGCTCAACATAATGGAACAACAAAAAAGTCACAGCAACAAGCCAGAAAATCAGTTGGTGAACTTAAAAAGCTAGTTACGGATTATAGAAAAGCATCTGTAGAAGAAGGCAAGTAATATGATCATCAATCTGTCAAACGATTGGATTTATCAACAGTATGTGAAGGAGTTTGGAAACAAGCTCCTTCCTGTTGATTTTTATTATGATAAAGACGGTCGCAAAGTGATGACTGCAACATATCACGTACGTCGAGGTTCTTGCTGTGGAAACGGATGCATGCATTGTCCGTATGAACCCGCACATGTAAAGGGTAATACTACGGTAAATGATATTTATTAATATGATACGACTTCAGAATTTACTAATTGAAACATTTGATAATAAAATTGATGAATTACCAACAGGCAAATTATTTAATGATGCCAAAAATATAGAAAGCATTTTTAATAAAAGTCGTCGCAGTTGGAGTGATGTAATAGAAGCGTTCGAAAAAAATAAAGATAATGGCAGGCTTCAACTCATTTCTTTAAAAGATATACACATAACACAACCAAACATTCAAAGTAACAAAGTAAAAACAATACTATCTAGTTTGAATAAATTATCTACAATAAACGTAGTTGAATTTGAGGATGGCGAAATGGCAATATTCGACGGCCATCATAGACTCGTAGCTAATTGGGCACTCGGAAATTCAAAAATTGAAGTAAATTTAGTTCAAGCGAAAAATTCAAATACCACAAAATTCGATTGGACTGGTATAGATACTCCAGGCGATCCAACCATGTAAAAGTTAACTTTGAAATTACAATAAAATATCTTATAATAAAGGATATTTATTAATATGATACGATTAAAACAATTACTCGAAAATAATTATTATCCTAACATAGTATATCATTTCACAACTGCTCCTGGTCTTGTAGGCATCATAAATTCTAACAAATTAAAATCGGCAATGGGAAAATATGTTTCATTTACAGATGATGAAAATTTATGGTCTTTTCAGGAATTTGAATCAGGTGATGAAATTGGGGTTAGGTTAGAATTTAGTAGTGATGATTTACCTACATTATCTCCGTATATATACCCCGGAGCACCAGGTGAAACATTTGAACATGAACAAGAATGGGTTTCAGACTCCGGAGATATATCGAACATCGAAGATAGTATAACGAGTATCACAGCACTTAAATTTACACAAAAATACTTGCGAGAAAGTTTACCAGGACATATATTTTCGCGGATTATGTTTATATAAAACTTTGAATTCAATATAATTTATCTTATAATAAAGATATAAAGCAATAATATAGTTACATGACAAACAAACAACGAAAAAACTTAGAGCTAGTTGATGCTGGGTTTGCTAACGGCATATCAACGCAGCTAGCAACTAAACAAGCCATGTTCGGTGCAGATGCCAAACTAACTGCAGAAGAAAAACAAGCCATCATTACAGATGCTGCATTTTATTATGGAGAATTTCTCCGAGCATTAGGCGTTGCATGGGAACAAGATCCAAACTCAGACAATACTCCGAACAGAGTTGCTAAAGCATATGTTAATGATTTATGGCGAGGTCGATATGAACCAATGTCAGATATTACATCGTTCCCTAGTGACGGATATGATGGCATCGTGTTTGAAGGAGGCATTCCATTAACATCCATGTGTAGCCACCATCATCAAGCCATTGAAGGACTGTGCCACATTGCATATATTCCGGCAGAAAACGGAAATGTAGTTGGATTAAGTAAATTGAATCGGGTTGTTGAACATTTTGGTAGACGTGGGGCAATTCAAGAACAGTTAACAGTTGCAATTCAGCATGCAGTCAATGAACTTATTTCAGATAATAAAGGAGTTGCTGTAATGATTGAAGCAACACATAATTGTGTATCTTGTAGAGGTGTTAAGCATCGAGGAGCTTCAATGAAAACTGCAAAACTATCGGGGGTGTTTCTAGATGATGGTAATGCCCGATCAGAATTTTATCAATTTATTAAAGGTTATAATTAATGGCTAGATATATTTCAACTAAACTATTCGACAACTATTCGGTAGCACTTAGACAATGGCGAGCATCGCATTCGCATTGTGAGCTACTTCATGGATATGCTCTTAAATTTAAAGTATGGTTTGCCTCAGAGGTACCTGACATCGACAAACAACTAGATGATATGCATTGGATTGTTGACTACGGTGGATTCAAAACACCACCTAACGGAAATGGTCTAAAAGATTGGATGAACCATATGTGGGATCATACATTGTTAATTGAAAAGGATGATCCATATTTAGATTTGTTTGAAACTATGGCAATGGAGGGTATTTGTGCTTTACGGGTTATGGATAAAATGGGAGCTGAATCTTGTGCTAAATTAGTATTTGATAAGTTCAATGACGTTTTATCTAAAACAGATGCTGGTAGATGCAAATGTATTAAAGTAGAATGTTTCGAAAACGATAATAATTCAAGTATATATGAAGAATAACAGAATAGAAGATTACAATAAAGTATTGCCTGTTGTTGAATTATATCGATGTGTTCAAAGTGAAGGCTCTAGATTTGGAAGACCCACAATTGCAGTACGCACAACCGGATGTACTCACAGATGCTTCTTCGGTGAAGGAGGATGGTGTGATTCGTGGTATACAAGTATTCATCCCGAGAAAGGAATATTCACGTTTAACGACATTATTAAGATCTATGACGAGAACCCACACATTAAAGAGATGATGTTAACCGGCGGAAGCCCCACAATGCATCCTGCACTTGTAAATGAACTAACACATTTTGCAAATGAAAGAGATATACTCATTACTATTGAAACTGAAGGTAGCCATTTCGTACCTACCGACTATCCTATTGGCCTTATATCTCTCAGTCCAAAGTTTGGTAATTCTGTACCCGTACTCGGTGCTGTTACGCCTCAAGGAGCGATTGTAGATCAAAGAATGATTGATCAACATAACAAGTTTAGAATGAAGCTTGCTACAATGAGCCAGATGATTCACTTCCATACGGATTATCATTTCAAACCAGTATGGGATGGAACGGACAAGAATCTACAAGAAATTGAAAACATTCGCACTCTACTTAATATCCCAAAAGACAAAACATATATTATGCCCGCAGGAGATACTAGAGAAACATTAATTGAAATGTATCCACTTGTATTTGATATGTGTGCTGAGAAGGGTTACAATATGACGGGAAGAGATCATATTATTGCATTCGATACTAAAAGAGGAGTTTAAGTTGCAAAAACAAATAAATAAACAACATGAAAATATCAGAATTTAGAAAACTAATCCGTGAAGAGGTTAGAAGAACATTAAAAGAAGTTAAAAGATTTGAATTTTCGTTTGATTACAATACCGATGAGGATGATGTTAGATACATTCAAAACTTACTAGACAAAGCAGGTTCTAAAGCAGTTGCAAGAGCAGGCTTAGATATGGAAGAGATGGAGGTTATTGCAACTGATGCGCAAGAATTAGTTAAAGCAAAAAAAGCAATTCAAGCTGATGGATTTCAAATTAATTAAGTAAATAAAAACAAAAATGGATAACAACAAGTCATATTGGACCGTAACTACAACCTTTGGTTATATTAATTTTAAATATATTCTAACAAAATGAAACAAGCATTATATTTTACAGCCGCATGGTGTGAACCATGCAGAGCAATGAAACCAAAAATTCAATCATTAAATATACCCGTGCAGTTTATTGATATCGACACAAATACATCGATGGTACAGACACTAGGAATACGGAATGTACCGACAATTATATTAATGGAAAATGGATCTGTTAAACAGCGAATGAGTGGTAATAATATAAACACCGAAACAATTAAACAATTTTTTAACTAAAAACAAATAAATTATGAACTTTACACCGTACGGAGATTATCTTCTTTTAAAAGAAAATGAACGAGTAGAAAAAACAAAATCTGGCATCATTATGTTAGATGGGGCTAATGGCGACTATATTTACGCAGAGGTAGTAGCCGCAGGATCGGGAGTATACACAACAGCAGGAGTTAGGATTCCAATGTCAGTCGCGTCTGGCGATGTTGTAGTGATGCATAAAAGTTATGCCGGCGATCAGAAAAAAGTAAAAATAGAAGATGTTGAATATTTAATTGTTCGAGAATCTGAAATTGCAATGATAAAAAACAAATAAATGATTATAGAATCAATTGGATGGTTTAGTACGGCACTAGTATTAATAGGATATTTTTCTAATGCAAAAGGCTATACTAAAACTGCTATGATAACCTGGATAATTGGCGATACTGGGTGGATAACATATGATATTTTTATTGACAATATCAGCCATCTCATGTTAAGTTTAGTTATTATATGCATCAATCTTTTTGGAATATACCGCATATGGAAAAAATCTTAATTGAACGGGACACAATTAATGCCCGTATCCGGCAACTAGGAGATCAGATGTCGGATGATTTTTTAAAAAAGTACGGATCACATGAAATGCCTCCAGTATTTATTTGTGTACTAAACGGGGCATTTCATTTCTTTTCTGAATTAACAAGATGTTTGCATATAGATTGCCAAGTAGACTTTATTCGATTAAAATCATATAATGGACAAGATAACTCAGAAGGAGTGTCTGTAATTAAAGGATTGGAACTAGAACTAAAAGGCCGGCATGTTTATATTGTTGATGACATATTAGATTCCGGAAATACCATGATGGAAGCATTGCGACTAGTAACCGATAAAATGCCAGCAACCGTTAATATCGTTACGATGTTGACCCGAGCTAAAAATAAATTTCAACCTAACTATTACGCATTTGAAATTGGAGATGAATGGGTTATTGGTTTTGGTCTAGATGATAATGGATTAAAACGAAATCTTCAAAATATTTGCGTAATTTAAACAACTATATAATATGTATCAAGCGTCTGGATATGACAAAAAAAATGAAATCATGCATATATGGGATGATGAACTGGGACATCAAAAGTTTCCGTTTAAGCCATATGGGTATCTTCCTGATCAGAACGGACAATACAAATCGTTAAATGGAACACGACTTAAACGAGTAAATTCAAATTTAAAAAATAACCCAGATTCATATGAATCGGATCTAAACGAAGAAGTTCGAACATTGATTGATTTGTACTATGAATCAGATACCCCATCAACAGGGCATCGAGAATTATTTTTTGATATTGAAACTGCAAAAGATGCGCTAGGCTACAGCACTATACAAGATGTACGAACTGCTATTACATCTATTGCATATTATGATAAAGCTGGTAATGACAGGCGAGTACTTCTATTAGATGAACGTATACGCATCAAAGAAAGTGTATTACACGGCGATGGATATGAGATTGAAATATTTCGAACTGAATCGGATTTGCTAATTAGATTTATCAATGCCTTTGCAGAAATTGCCCCTACAATTATATCCGGGTGGAATACGGATAATTATGATATTCCGTATTTATTGAAACGCAGTAAAAAAGTTTTAGGTGCCCAATCGATACAACAACTGTCGCGCGCTGGTATAGTTGAATACAATCCTAAACGAGAAAAATGGAAAATATTCGGAGTATCTAGTCTAGATTATTTAAAACTATACAAAAACTTTACTTATTCAGAATTGCCAAATTATCGATTAGACACTGTTGGTAAAACTGAGTTGGGACGAGGGAAGATTGAATATGACGGCGATCTAGATACTTTATTCGAACAAGATATCCATAAGTTTGCATGGTACAACATGACAGACGTTGATTTAGTAGCAGATCTTGATGAAAAACTTCAACTAATTAAATTAGCTAGAACTATTTGCCACAAAGGGCATGTTCCATATGAAGATGTATATTATGCGTCTAAATATCTTGATGGTGCGGCAATTGTAGATTTAAAAAGAAATGGTTTTGTTGCTCCTAACAAAAAATTCCGATTTGTAGAAGAAGAAAACCATGTCGATTTAGCTGGCGCATATGTAATGCCTCCGATACCCGGATTATATAAATGGATATATGATTTAGATTTAACATCACTGTATCCTAGCATCATCATGAGTTTAAACATATCGCCGGAAACAAAAGTAGCGGTTATACAAAACTGGGATGAAAATTGTTTATTAAAGTCAGATGCAGTAACAGTTAAACTAAATACCGGATACTCAGTTGAAGATGTGAAAACATGGCTGCATGATAACAATTATACTGTTGCTAGCAACGGGGCTGTGTATGAAACTAGCAAAATAGGATTTTTGCCGGCTATTCTAGAAAAATGGTTCAATGAGCGTGTTATTTTTAAGGATAAACGAGATGAATACGAAGTAGGTTCGGAAGAGTATAAGTTTTATGATGCAATGCAATTAACTCAAAAAGTATTACTTAATTCATTTTACGGTGTTTTAGGTTTAAAAACTTTTCGATTTTACGATCTAGATAATGCTGGTGCTATAACATCAACCGGCCAAAGCGTAATTAAATTTTCTGCCCTGGCAATTAATAAGTATTATGAGAAAGAAATTGGTAAAGATCATTTTATTAATGCAACTGGGTATAAATGCGAATATTCATTTTATACAGATACGGATAGTACATTTGTTTCTAGTTTACCACTCATTGCAAAACGATATCCAAATTTTGATGAAACCGATGAACAATTCATGATTGAAAAAACAAATGAAATTGCATCTGAAATACAGAAACACGTTAATAATATGTATGACATATATGCTGACAAGTTTCATAATACTAAAACACATCGGTTCCAAATTAAACAAGAATATGTAGCAAAATCTGGTTTGTGGATTGCTAAAAAGCGATATGCCCAATGGGTTATTTTTAAAGAAGGTAAACCAACAAACAAGCTTGACATCAAAGGCTTAGACGTAGTTCGATCTAGTTTCCCAACTGATTTTAAACAAATAATGACTGAAGCATTGTGGTTAATATTAAAGGAGCACGGAAAACAAGAAACAGCGGATGTTATCTTAAATTTTAAAAAGAATATACATAAATCTGATATTCTAAATGTTATGAAAAATACTGGGGTAAAGGAAATATCAAAGTATATTGTAAAACGTAATACATTTTCTGGATATTTATCAGGAACTCCAATTCACGTTAAATCGTCAATTAATTTTAATGATATGTTGAGTAGATTAGATCAACACGATGTTATTGATATATCAAACGGCGAAAAAATTAAATGGGCATACCTCAAAAATAATCCGTATGGTTTTGATTCGATGGCACTGCGAGGCTATGCAGACCCACCGGAAATTGTTGAATTTGTTGAAAAGTATATTGATCGAGATAAAATTTTCAATCAGGAACTTAAAGGCAAATTAGATGATTTCTTTGCTGCCATGAATTGGGGACAATTACCACAGAATAATAATATGGGAAAATTTTTTAGTTTTGGATAATTTTTTTTTGTGACATATTTATATTAAAATAATTTGTTTAATTGAAAGAAAATGCTTATATTTAAGTATATTAATAATATTTTAAAACTATGATACGTATGAAAAATTTACTAGCAGAAAACATGAGAAGATTTGGTACTAAAAATCTTAAAGAAAACATTAAAACTAATTCAGATTTCACCGAAACTGTAAAAGACATCATGGATGGCGGTGCTCGTGGTGAAAATATGACTGATACTATTCTTGCTGAATTAGGTGATTTTTATACTGAAGTTTATAATAGCGGCGATACAAATTTAATACGCTTATATAATCAACTCAGAATGTCTGCAGACGAAACACCAGACATCCAACGATATAGCGCCAGCAAATTATTTAAATACTTAGATACTACAAATCTTAAAGAAGAATATAATTCTGACCAATTTTCCAAATTTAACGATGATATGAACAACAGTACCCCAATTAAAGCAAAGATAAAGATTGGTGGTGAAACCGGGGTTATAACATTAACCAGTATGGGGAAGATTCGGCCTGGCAAGTATAATGGCATTTTGTCAGATAACGGCGGTATTTCGTCTATACAAGTTTTAAACGGTCAAAATGTGATATTGGGTAATTTCCCTAAAACTTCCGAATGGAATTATATTAGTAATACAACAGGTAAAGAGGAAATAGAAACAAATATTGGAATGCAGGATAGTATTACTTTTCAATTCATAGAATTTGTTTAACTAGATATCCGATATTAAAATGAAAAATATTAAAATGAAAAATATTAAAATGAAAAATATTAAAATGAAAAATCTGTTATCAGAAAACATGCGTCGGTTTAACACAAAGAATTTGAATGAACAGTTAGCTAAGCCACCTAGCAACTCTAAGAACAGTGATCTTGCTACCGTACGAGTAATGCAGTTCGTACGCGCCCATGGCGCTACAGATAACGAACTTAAAACTGCACTGAAAATTGATCAGCAGGAATTGGATCGTTTAGATAATTTATCGGTCGATATAAAACAGGCAGATCAGCATGGAAAAAATGCAATAGGTATACTTACCAAATTTCCAGTATTAGCTGCTCGAGTAGAGCACTCGGGTATTAAAGCCAAATCGGATTTAATTATGATGTATTCCGAGATGGGGCGTACAGAGGAAGTAGCAATAATTTTATATTTTATAAGATCAGAACGAGATGCAGAAATAGTTTCTACTTATATAAGAAATCGTACTAAAATGGATTTATATAATTTTCTCCGATCGAAATTCAGTCCAATTGAAATGACTACCCGATATATTGGAGATGTAAGTATTATTAATTCTTTAAGGCGATTAAAAGTTTATACTGTTACTAAGAATTTAAGCGAACAAAACGCCACCGAACCAAGGAGACTAAAGTTGTTATTAATGTATAACGACGGTCCTCAAAAAGGAAAAACCGCGCGCCAAATAGACGTTTTATATGGTTATAAAAATGCTATTAAACCATCATCATTAGGAGCAGTGTTTAAATTTGAGATTGCAGAGACAGACGGCCCATCAGGTGGCTTTCTCGGCCGATACGTTTGTCGATCTGGCAAAATTGAGGTATTACCCGGTCGCCCACACGCGGCTGGTTCAACATCACCGCAACTGACCGGAATATACATGATATCGGCACAGGCAAAAGAATTAATGGAAGCACTAACAGGATGTTCCGACTACGCCTTTAATGATACAGACGTTTCAACAACTAACTATGTTTAACTTTTAAAAATACATTATACAGGAAATTATGAAATTAACACAAGAACAATTATTAGGAATCATTCGTCATACATTAACCTTTGTCGGCGGGATTTTGGTTATGAAAGGATTAGTAGATGAGTCGAGTTGGACAGAAGTATCTGGCGCGGTAATCACTCTGGTAGGTGGAATTTGGTCTTTCATAGCCAAAAAATAACATTACACCATTTATATTTTTAAGTTCTAGCAGAAATGTTAGAACTTTTTTACTGTTTGATTTGGTTATATTAAAAATATCTATTATAATAAATAAAAAGTTATATGTACGGAAAACAACAATGGCGCGGTCTGGAAGTAGAAGGCAGATATTCGGATATCATGACGTTCTTTGTAAGAGAGTTAGTGGATGATAAAGAACATGGATTAAATGTAAAAACAGTTAACGAATATCCACATTATTATTTTACTATCGAATATATGTCAGAATGTTTTGTTGGTACAGCTCGGTTAGAAACAATTCGTTGGATATTGGATACTAGTAATTGTGCTATCACCGTAGAAGCAAATTCAGAAACAATACTCCGTATACCGCCCGATCTAATCAATCGATGCCACATTATATATAGAATAAAAGATACCGCATTACAAGTGCTAAAAGACACCGACACATTGAGTATTGATGCCGGTTGGTATCGATGCCATATGATTGCTAAAATGCATATGCAAGAAACAAAGCCAGCATCATACATGTATGACGAAGAATTATAAAAATATATTTTGAATTTTATATTATTTTTTATATATTAAAAATAAAACTATAACGTATGTTAGGAATTATAGCAGGAAATTTTGATGTAATACATCCCGGATATATCTATATGTTCACAGAAATGAAAAAAAATTGTGATCGCGTATTGGTATTATTGCATACCGATCCAACCATAGAAAGACCAGAAAAGTGTAAACCTATATTATCTGTAGATGATAGACTCACGATGCTACACTCATTACGTCAGGTAGATGAAGTTCACACATACACAACAGAAGCTGAATTATATGATTATCTTAAATCGTTATCATCTAGAAACCCGACACTTACACGATTCTTAGGCGATGACTATATTGGAAAATCATTTACTGGCGATGATTTAAATATACCAATACATTATATTAATCGAGATCATGGCTGGTCTACAACTAAATTTAAAAAACAAATAGCAAATGAAGTATTCAATAGTAGTAACGTTTAGTATAGAAGGATTTCATTGTTGGCCCGAAGCCAAAGATGTATTCCCAGAAGTATCATTTTTATCTGATAGACACCGTCATATGTTTGGCTTTCGTTGTTATGCAAATGTAACGCATACAGATAGAGATGAAGAATTCATTTTGTTGAATCGCAAAATACAAAGAGGACTACGCGTAGGTTTTACTGGATCTGAATCAAATGTATTAGAGTTTGGTAGAATGAGTTGTGAAGATATTGGTGAGTGGTTATTGGAATCATTTCCTAGTTTGTATAAAGTCGAAGTTTGGGAAGATTGGGAAAATGGTTGTGTTGTAGAACGAGATACACAGATTAAATAAATAATATGACAGATAAAAACATAAGAACAGTTTGGTATTTTGGGTTAGAACCACTTAAAGCTCGATACACATACCAATTATCAAAAGAATGGATGCCCGCAACATTTGCTCCATATGAAAAAGCCGGAAAACTTAAGTTTATAGAAGTACCAGGAGAATTCGATCCGGATCAGCAAATTAAAGTTGGAGCTGTGTTAGATGCAGTCGGCCGCGGTAAATTTGCAATGAGTCAATGTAGCAACTTTTTAGATATGCTTAATATTGATCAAGTAAAAGACGGCGATGTCTTGTTTTTACAAGATTATTGGCATCCGGGTATTGAATCAATATTATATGCATTGGATCTATATGGTATCAATGTAAAAATATATGCAATGCTACATGCACAGTCAGTAGATGAATATGATTTTACTTGGCCTATGCGATCATGGATGCGTGGATTTGAGTTGGGACTTGATAATCGAATGGCCGGCATATTTGTTGGGTCATCAATCCATAAAGAACAATTGAGGGCAGCTGGATTCAAAGCTCCAATACATGTAGTATCATTGCCAATACATAAAGAAGCAACATTGAATAAATTGCCAAATTATTCAGATGCATCGGCGCATGGAATAGTTAAAAAGAAAGATACTATCGTGTATTCATCTCGGTTAGATAAAGAAAAGAACCCATTCTTCATGTTAAAAGTAGCAGAAGAATTCTTAAGTCAAAAACCAGATTTTGAATGGCACGTGACAACATCTGGAAAAGAATTTAGATCAATGTTACCTGGAGTAATTGATGCTATGTATGAATTAGCAAAAAACCAACCTAGGTTCAAACTATTAAACGGACTTACGAAAGAAGAATATTATTTAGAATTAGCAACTTGTCGTATACAATTTAATACATCATTACAAGACTATGTATCGTGGACCGTTATCGAAGCAACAGCATTCGGCGCCGATATTGTGTATCCAAATTTTAGATCCTTTCCAGAATTTATAGATGCTAACAGAATGTATAAACCATTTGATGTTCAATCAGCAATTGATACAATTCATGATGTATTAGATTCACCCAAAACACATTATGATATAGTTGATACATCAGATTTAGGTCGTAGAATGGAAGGATACATTATTGCCAATGACTATGATAAAGAATTATGCGTGTGGCATGAAAAAGAATATTGTACCCAATTATTAAACGAACAAGGAATACATGAGTAATAAGAAAGAGTTTTTATATATACCGTCTCTATCAGCAGGATCGATGGTTTCTGCATTTAAGAAAGATACAAAATTTTCTGATGGCACTACAATGCGGTTCTTCTCAAAAGAATATCCAGAAAAATGGCGACACCCATATTTCTTAGTAACTGCAGGGCATCATTACAAAAAAATGGATTTTAGAGATCAATTAGGATTAGATGATGGGACATTTGTATTCGGAGATTCGGGTGGATTCCAGATTGCAACGGGGGCATTGAAATGGGACGGCACAATCCGCGAAAAAATATTTCATTGGTTAGAGGCGAACAGTGATGTTGCAGCAAATTTAGATATACCGCCCCGAGTAACATTTGAGAATCGTTTCCAAGACGCAATGGATATATCATTTGATAATTTTAAGTGGTTCGAAAAGAATCAAAGTGGTAAGACTAAATTTTTAAATGTAATACAAGGTACATTTACTGACGAATACTCTATTTGGTATCATAAATTTAAAGACTTTGACTTTAATGGATGGTGCATTGGCGGTCCTAAAAAATTAGTAGACTTCATGTATGTTATTGCATTGATGTTAAAAGAACGAGAGTTCGAAAAGAAACATGTGCAGTATATACATTTACTAGGAATCAGTAAAATATCAGATTTCTTTATATTAGGAGTATTACAAAAATTATTAAATACACTGACAGACAATCGAATTCAATTAATGTCAGATTCATCTTCCCCAGGGCAATATCCGGTATATGGAACATATTTACATTCGAGCAACTATAAGACACAGACATTTACTGAATTATATTTTCCAAAAAATGCTGAATACCGTCGTAAAACTCACGCTAAACAAGGTAAATCTGGATTTGTCGAAATTGATAAGACAAAACATGTTGTTTGTCAATTAGGCTGTCCGGCCTGTAATGATTTTACGTATGAATATTTAGGCGGAGAAACTACATCTGGTTTAGATCGGTATTCACAGGAAGGTATGCCACGAATGGTAGTGCATAATACACACGTATACTGCGAAATGGTAAAAGATATTAATCGGTTAACAGATAGCCATATAGAATTATTAGAAACCGCAATACCGAATGATTTGTATACAGTCGTATTATCATTGTATGAAATGTTTGCAGATCCATCCAATGCAATGAATGTGTATGCATCATATAAAAAGACATATAAAAAGTTTGGCGGCGATAGTATATCTACTACTGACGCCAACCAATTCAATAAATTCTTTAAATTTTAAAATAAAATAAAAATGGAAAAATCAAAGTTACAATCATTTATTAATCGTTATTACCTAGGAGGTAATTGCGAAGCAGTTAAATTAGTTTCGTCGGATAATAATATTACTTGCGAGTTAATTGACAATGACCAAACAGTTGTTGGAAATATAGTATGGAACACCGTCCCCTTTGCAACCGGCGATCTCGGCATTAATCATACCGGCGGACTAATAAAAATGTTATCAGCTGTTGGTGAAAATATTGACATTGACGTAAAAGATAATAATGGTAAAAATTATGCAATGGTAATTAAAGAAGGAAAAACTAAAATGACCTTTATGTTAGCAGATACAACCGTTATTCCGTCAGTACCAGCAATTAACTCGGAACCTGATTACAATGTTACAATTAATATTGATGACGAATTTATCAATAAATTTATTAAAGCAAAAAATGCACTGCCTGATGCAAAAAACTTTGCGGTTCAAATTAAAAATGGAAATATTGTTTTTATTATTAATTACACGACAATCAACGCAGATAATATTTCATTTGAGGTAGGAACGACATCAGCTGGTGATATGCAACCAATATGCTTCTCGGCTGATAAATTAAAAGAAATTTTAACATCAAATAAAGGGGATTCTGGTAAAATACATGTATCGCCAGACGGGCTATCTCGGGTAGAATTTAACGGACCAGATTTTGAATCAAAATATTGGTTAGTGCAATTACAGAACTAACTAACTTAGATATATGCAAGTAAAAATAAAAAAATTACATACAGATGCAGTTATCCCTAGTTATACCCAACCTGGGGATGCTGGTATGGATTTAATTGCAATTTCACGAACCGAAGACCAATATAAAAACATTGTATATGGTACTGGTTTGGCAATTGAAATTCCAGATGGACATGTTGGATTAATATTTCCTAGGTCGTCAAATAGCAAGCATGATGTGTATTTAACTAATCATGTAGGTGTAATTGATTCGGGGTATCGAGGCGAAATTATGTTTAAGTTTCGTTTAATAAAAGATTGGAATCCCGGATGCACATACAACGTAGGCGATCGAGTCGGCCAACTAATAATTTTACCATATCCATTAATTAAGTTCATCGAAACCACCGAATTATCTAATAGTGAGCGCGGGACTGGTGGATTTGGGTCAACAGGAAACTAAGAAAAAATATGTTTAAAAATATAGATAACATCGAAAACACTTTGTGGACAGAAGCATTTCGTCCGGCAACCATTAATGGGTACATTGGTAATGAGCACATTATTGATAAAGTAAAAATTTTTATTGAAAACGGAGATGTTCCGCATTTACTATTCTTTGGGTCAGCTGGTACCGGTAAAACTACCTTAGCAAAAATTATTGCTAATAGTGTCGACGCGGATATAATGTATATAAACGCATCAGACGAAAACTCAGTAGACGCCGTACGAGATAAGATTAAACGATATGCTTCTACGGTAGGATTTAAAAAATGGAAAATTATTATACTAGATGAATCGGATTATCTTACGCCCAATGCCCAAGCAGCGTTACGTAATTTAATGGAAACATATAGCAAAACAACTAGGTTTATTTTAACTTGTAATTATATTGAAAAGATTATCGATCCAATTCAAAGTAGATGTCAAACATTTGCAATTACACCACCGAATAAAACTGATGTAGCAAAACGATTAGTTACAGTATTAGATGAAAAGGGCGTTGAATATGACATTAACGATATTGTAGCAATTATAAATTCTTCATATCCTGATATTCGTCGCGCGATTAATACAGCACAAGCTTCGGTAGTAAATAATAAATTACAATTAGACAAAGCTAGTTCTCTTCAAGCAAACTATATGTCAGAAGTTTTAGAATTGTTGAAAAATTCTAAAGATAAAAAAGCAGCATTTAATAAAATTCGCCAAGTAATTGCAGATAGCAAAGTTAGAGACTTTACTCCAATGTACACATTTTTGTATGACAGTTTAGATGAATTTGCCACAGGTCATATTGGTGGATCTATCTTAATCATAGCAGAAGCCCAATTTAAAGATGCATCGGTGGTTGACAAAGAAATCAACATCATGGCAATGTTTGTAAACTTATTAAACGAAATTTAACATGAACACCCCAAATATAAAGCCAACAGATATGCAACCTATCCAATGCACAGAATGCAATGGGTTGTATTTTCGTCAAGTAGTAGCAATTAATAAGGTTAGTCGATTATTAACCGGCGCTAATAAAGATACAATGGTGCCAATTCCAGTATTCCGATGCGATGATTGCGGCGCAATACCAGAAGAGTTTCAGCCAATTAAACTGAAAAAATAATGTCAGCAGCATATCATAAAGATAACATAACAATTGTTTTTAAAACATCAAATCGTAGCAATGCTCGTACTAAAATGAAAACGTTTCGAAACAAATGTATCGATGATATTCTAGGTATGAAACTCCCAGGAATTCCAGATACCGCAGTTATTGTGGAAATTGGATTAGGACGGTTGTTTGAAGCAAAATGGAAAATTAAATATAAACTATAATATGGCAGTAAAAAAAGGGGCAACCCAAGGTGCAACAATTTTCGATTTTATCGACGGAGTAACATACAAAAAGAAACAATGGTCAAGCTATTCAGAAACTGATCAGAAAAGATTCGCACCATTTATTGTGAATCGATGGCTGAGTATGCGTCAGGAGTTCACTGAACTAGTTAATGTGTTACAAACATACACAATTGGGTTGTTACGACCATCAGAAACATATCGTTTGTATCATGATTTTCTTCCGGCATCTAAAGGCTTTGCTAAATACATAAAAGGCAAAAAAGAAGATACCTATACCAAGGAACTGGTAGCACAAGTAGCTGAGCATTATCAAGTATCCAAACATGAAGCTGTTGAGTATATAGATTTAATGGATCTACATAGTTGCGATGCATTGATATCAAAATACGGATATACCGACAAAGAAAAACAAACTATATTAAAAGGTAAATAATGAATATAAACACACAAACACACTATCGGGGCAAAAATAGTCTATATAAATTTGCAGAAGAGTGGCAGCTTAATAGCTATGAATTTGATATTATAAAACGAATAGTTAGATGCCGTCACAAAGGCAACTTTGCAGAAGATTTAAAAAAGACAAACGATTTAATCAATATATATCTAGCAGAACAACAAGCTGCGTATGATCAGGTAAATATTTCAAATAATTTGTTGGAATTGCGAAAATAATTTCTTATAATATAAAAAAAGAGTATGACAAATCATGTATTTACATTTATAACGGCTACTGCTACGAATGGCACAATACAACTTGATTTAGATAATTATAAAGATATTAACTAATAACATATCAGTAATATGAAGTCAGGATACATTAGTCCAATATATAAATTATCATTAACTGATCCTAGCACAGTCCCCGCTAAGATATCGTACTCACAATTCGCAATGCATGAAAAATGTCCGAAACAGTGGGAACTGTCATACATAAAGAAGTTAGCGCCATTTACTCATAGTATTAATACAATATTTGGAACTGCGTTTCATGAAACCCTGCAAGAGTATCTTACAACAATGTACACTAAATCAGTCAATGAAGCCAATGATTTAGATCTGCCAAAAATGCTCACTGAAAATATGAAAACTGAGTATTTTAAGGGTGTTACTGAAAATAACGGCGTGCATTTTTCAACGCCGGCTGAATTAGAAGAATTTTTATCTGATGGTATTTCAATTTTAAATTGGTTCATAAAAAGAAGATCACAGTATTTTTCTACTAAACAGCATGAACTAATAGGCATCGAAGTTCAATTATGTATACCAGCATCGGATATTAATCCTTCAGTATATTGGTATGGCTTTATCGATGTTGTAATCAAAGACATCAAAAATAATCGAATTAATATTATTGATATTAAAACTAGCACAACCGGGTGGAATAAATATCAAAAAGCAGACAAATTAAAAGCAGCTCAGTTAGTTTCATATAAAAACTTTTATTCAAAACAGTTTGGATATCCAAAAGATAATATCGATATAGAATTTTTTGTAGTAAAACGAAAAATACAAGTAGATTCAATGTTCCCACAACACCGAATACAACAAATTTTTCCGGCATCTGGAAAGATTACCCAAAAGCAGGTGCAACAACAAATTGATAAGTTTATATCTATGTGTTTTGATTTGGATGGAAATAAAAATGAATCTAGAACATATATGCCGATTGCCGGAAAGGGTGCGAATAATTGTAAATGGTGTCCATTTAAAACTGATTATGAAAATTGTCCTAAGGAAAACAGGATACGAGAATGATTTAATCATATCATTATAAAATACGACAAATATTGATGAAAATAGCGATAATAGGAAATACAAATTGGCAAAATAAAAGAAAAGTAAAAGATATATTATATAGTATCAAACAAAAGTATCCAGAAGCTACAGTTGTAGGCGGCGGCGGAAAGGAAGGTGCCAATCATATGGTAAAAAAATATGCATTGGAGTTTGGGATGGAATATGCAGAATACAATCCATCATTTTCAGGATTTAATATGTATTCAGCCATGCCAAAATCATATTATGGAAAACAATATCATTTTAGCCAATTGCATCACAGAATGAAATTATTGGCATTAAGTTGTGATTATATAATGATTTTAACAAATGACCCCGAGCTAGATCCAGTTTTAAAAACAGCTTATAATCAAGCAAAAAAATCTAACAAATCGGTTGTTATTTTAAATTAAAATATTTATAATAAAGTTATAAACAAGAAAGAGTTTTTATGAAATTACCAGAACTAGAATCTGCTACCCTTAGTAAAAAGAAACGCAAGATTTTATTATTATCAGATGATTTGCGATTGCCATCTGGCATTGGAACTATATCTCGAGAAATTGTATTAAATACAGTTGATCATTATGATTGGGTACAGTTAGGAGCTGCATTAAATCATCCGGAGCACGGCAAAGGAATAGATGTATCTGCGGATATTACTAAAGAAACTGGAGTTAGTGATGTATCTGTAAAAATTATTCCGTGGTCTGGATATGGAGATCGTAATATCTTAATGGCATTAATTAATGCTGAAAAGCCTGACGCTATACTACATTTTACCGATCCTAGATATTGGACTTGGCTATATGCGTTAGAACATGAATTAAAAAATACATTTGAAATTCCAATTATTTATTATTCCATATGGGATGATTTGCCTTTCCCAATGTGGAACGCGCCATTTTACGGAAGTTGTGATTTAATCATGGGTATTAGTAAACAATCTCATAATATTCACAACGAAGTATTAAAACAAAATGATTTCAATGTAATTGACTTGGATGAGCAACCATTAACTGATTTGATTACTCCGAAAACGATATTAACTAGTTTCGTACCACATGGACTAAATCATAATAAATTTAAACCAATATTGGATACTGACCCACTTTATCAAACTATGTTTAATGATATTAAAACAGGACATGATGTAGATTTTGTTGTGATGTGGAATAATCGAAATATCAGAAGAAAACAACCAGGCGATCTTATACTAGCATTCAAACAATTTAGATCAAGACTACCACAAGAACAACAAGATCGAGTTGCATTGCTATTACATACTGCTATTTCAGATGAAAATGGCACCGATTTACGGGCCGTATGGAAAGCCGTTGCTCCTGAGTGTAAAATTATATTCTCAGATAAGAAACTAGGCTTAGATGAACTTAATGCCATGTATAACGTGGCGGATGTGGTAGTTAATATAGCATCAAACGAAGGATGGGGACTAAGTAGTACGGAAGCAATGTTATCTGGTACTCCGATAATTAATAATGTTACCGGCGGGTTACAAGATCAATGTGGATTTCTAGACGAAAATGGAGAATGGATTCGTTTCAATGGCGAATTTACAAGCAACCATGCTGGAAAATATAAAAATCATGGCAAATGGGTTAAACCGGTATTTCCTAGTAACAGATCACTACAAGGATCGCCAATGACTCCATATATTTTTGATGACCGTGTTAATTTTGATGATGTGGCAAATGCTATCATGTATTGGTATAACATGGATTCTACTAAACGATTAGAATATGGAGCAACCGGTAGAACGTTTTGTTTAGAAAACGGATTAACGGCTGAACAAATGGGGAAATCAATGAAACGGTATATCGATATATTATTTGAGTATAAACCATTGGTATCAACAAGATATGTAGTTAAACCGGTTACAAAAAAACAATATAAAAATATAGGAATCACACAATGAGAAAAGTAGTTATAGCATCGCCACTAGCAACACAAAGTGGATATGGGCACCACGCGCGTGAATTTATCACAAACTCAATGGAATTGATGACACGAGCCGAATTAGGAGAAAATCAATGGGATATTAAACTAGTTTCGCTGCCATGGGGCCATACCCCATTTACTTATCCATTGCCGCTGCACTGGCAAACTGCAATGATTGGATTGCCATTACATGAACAGCCAGAAGTCTGGGTTCAGATTACAGTACCAAATGAGTTTCAAAATGTAGGAAAATACAATATTGGCGTAACTGCTGGAACAGAGGGCGATGTTTGCCCAAAAGAGTGGATTGAATCGATTAATAAAATGGATGTAGTTATAGTACCATCTCATTTCACTAAAACTGTATTCGAAAATACCGCAAAAGCCCATAACATGGGTATTACATGCAAACTCCGAGTCGTTAATGAATATTTTAGAGAATCAGTATATTCTACACAATTGGAAAGTGCACAAAAGGCATCAGAACGAATTCCAGAATTAGATAATATTTCAGAATCGTGGTGTTTTTTAGCAGTTGGTCATTGGTTAACTGGTATACTAAATGAAGATCGAAAAAATGTATCTGGATTAATATATAATTTCTTTAATACATATAAAGGAAAATCAAATGCCCCTGGATTGATTT